TTTTAAAACCTGATTCTGTTAAAACTTTTGAAAAATATGGATTTTGCGCAAATGCTTTTAAATCTTTTGGTCTAGGCCAATTTTTTAACTTTAAGTTGTGTTTTTCTTCAAAATAATCCCAAATTAAAGAAAGGCAATCTTGTTTTCCCCAGATCCAAGTTCGCCCATACAAAGAGGATTTAAAATTAAAAGGCTTAAAATTACACCATTCCTTTGTCATAGGACTATAAATAAACCATTCCAGACCTAAATAATCACAACTAGCTTTGTCATTGTCAGATGGTGTTGCGGGATCATTAGGGTGTGAATGTACAACCCCTATTATCTCTCCTGTATCTTCACATTCAGCCCAATCATCAGGATCAATCACAAAATATTCAAATCCCGTTTCTGCAATATTTTTACAAGGCCAATAAGTTTTCTCTCCTTTGATAATTGCCAGCAATCCACATGATTCTTGTGGCATACATTCTTCAGCGTGTTTTACAGCTTGATCTTTCCAAGTCATGCGTTTATAAAACTACCTACAGCAGGGAAATCTTTTTTTGTAACTTGACGTTTTGGAGCGCGAACCGATTGTAAATCAAGAGCCGAAGTAAGTTCAAATTGTACAATATTTCTATTTTCAACTGTTTTTCTGTTTATAAAATATATTTCCTGTGGTAACTCTGCTGTGCTGTCAGGCGTACCATATGGATTTTTATTAGATGGAAAGTTAGCAGCATCTAAAAACTGTGCAAGTGTTCTAATTCTAACTACCTTTGCACCTTGAAGGTCATTAAATGGTGTTGTGGCATTTACAGTTGCCATAAGAGTTGTGATGGTTCCTAAAATATTTGAAACAGTGAAAACAGGTCTTGGCAGCCTTCCACGTCCAGAATATTCAAAGCCAGTTGCTGTTAAAGGATATTTATCATAAGTATTTCCTTGCCAAATAATTGAGGCATTACTATTTAAACCTACACCAGAATGAAATCTTGAAACAGTAGTTGCTCCATGTAATGCAGAATCTAATGTCAATGTAAAAAGTTCAATAATTGACTTGTTAGTTAATGCTTGAAGTTCTGCTGTAGGTAAAGCCATTACGGTTCAAATACCTCTCTAAAAGTGCAACTTAAAATAGCTCTGTTATTATATGGTATTGTTTTTGTCCATGCCTGACAAACAAATTTTCCAGTACCAGATAAAGTGACTGAAACATTACCAGTAGTTGTCACACTATTTGCTGCGGTAACAGTAAAAGTATTTTGATCGGCTGCCGTTACTATCGCAAAAGTTCCATCCGTAGATAATCCAGTGGTGTAATCAATAGTTACAACATCACCAATAGCAAGACCATGATTTGTAATTGTTATAGTAACCGTTGAACCACTTTGACTGTATGTTCCTGTTTTTGTAAAACCTTCTGCTGGTGGAGTAAAATCAAAACTTGCTTGATCGTTAACACGACTCCTCAAAAACGCTTCTATAACGTCTGACTCCTCTTCAGATACGTTAAAAACTAAATCATATATCTTAGGGTCTTGAGTCAATGGAAGGCCAAATAAAGCCCTAAATTCATATCCATCACCCAAAGCAGTTGTTCTAATCTTTGGAACACTTGCTTTTTTCATTCCATAAACAGGACTTATGTTTGGAAAAGTTGCCATGTTACCTCGCTAAAATACCGCCAGCTTGTTTTTCTTTTACTAATTGAGCTTGAACAACAAGTCCAATAACTTGACCTAAAGCATTAAGATCAACATTGTTTCCAGCAGCAGATACACCACCACCTTCTACATTTACTGTAACGTAATTATTTGTTATCCCACCACCAAGTTTGTTATTTGGAATTATTGTGCCAGCAGAACGAGGAACAAATAGTTCTGGGCCTCTTTCACCTACTACTGAAATTTTGTTGACAGGAGGTTGGCCACCATTTGCAAAAAGACCTCCTATTAAACCTCCTAAAAATCCACCAATTCCACTTCTTCTACCACCACTTGCGGCTCTACCAAACGACTCTCCAAAACCACCTATAGCCTTGTCTATTTGTGCATCAATAATTTTATCTCTAATTCGGTTCAGTACATTAGTCATCGCCTGACCGAAAGACTGTGCGCCAGTAATTGAATCTCTTAAGTTACTTTTAATACTGCCTTCAATCTCTTCACCAACAGCGGTCATTTTTTCTTTAAGTTTATCTGTTTCGACTTGTTGATTTTTAATTTCTTCAGTGCTTTCTTTTTGAATATTTACTCTTTCTGTAAGTTTTTCATTTATAAGTTGATCGGATTGAAGTGTCTTATTTCTTCCATCTAACATACGAATATCGGCATCAATTTCTTTCAATTTTGTTTCAAGAGCTTTTTTTGATCGACCTTTTGCTGTTTCTAGTCTTTCATTAATTTTTTCTCTCAATTCTTTTTGTTTTTGTAATTGTTTCGTAACTTCTTCTTCAGAACCTTTTGCAATTGCATTGTTTAATTCATTTTGTGCTTTTTTAGTTTTAATAATCTGTGTAGTCAAAGCTCCTAAACCAATTGCTAAAGCACCAATACCAGTTGCTGCAATCGCACCAGATAATCCAAGAACTGCAATTTTTAATGCACCTATTTTTATTGTTATAGCCGCTATAGCTGCCCCTGCTATGGGAACTGCAACTGCAATAGTTTTTGCTGCGGCTGCTATACCAACAAGTATAAGAGTTGCTTGACCAGCATCACTGTTTACAAATTCTGTTAATACCACTAAAAGTTTTGTTAAAACCTTTGTTCCATCAATCACTGCTGGTTTAAGTAAATCACCAACTGCTCTAGACAAGTTTTCAGCTTCATTTGATAAATCTTTAAATACTTGAGTAGGGTCTGCTCTAACTAAAGCTTCTAAAGAAGCCGCTCCATCTGTTTCAATTGTTCTTAATGCTCTTAAAACAACTTCACTTGTAAGCTTTCCTTCAGCAGCTAATTCTTTGAGTTTTCCAATAGGAACATTAAGTTCATCTGCTATTGGCTGCAATAATGTTGGTATTTGTTCAGATATACTTCTAAATTCATCACCAGCAAGCCTTCCTGAGCCTAAAGCCTGTGCTAACTGTCTAAATGCGTTTGATGCCTCTATGGTTGATGCACCAGCTAACTTTGCAGCCGTATTGAATCCAAAAAATGTGCTTTTAATATCTTCTACACCAACACCCAAAGGAGCTAATCTTGCTGTTATATCTGTAATTCCTTCTAAAGCTTCAGTTGCACTAAGTCCAAAAGCTCTCTGTGCATCTGCCGCAATTTGTTGTGACTTTGCAAAAGTTCCAGACGCTTTTGTAAGTAAACCAAGTCTAACATTTAACTTTTCAAAGTTTGCAGATGTACTAACTGCTTGTTTTGCTAATAATCCAATACCAATACCAGCAATGGCTGTTCTAAGACCACCAAAGGCAGACTGTAGTTTTTGTGTTTTTGCTTGAACTCCAGTTAATGCTCTATTGGCACTGGTCGCATCAACTTTAAGTCTTACTACTGCCTCTGCCACAGATAAAAAAAGCCTTTATTATATATTACCTTGAATTGTGTTTTTGTCGTTGTATCTCTCTTTTTTCTTCTTCATGCTTAATTTCATAGTAACCAGCCCAATATATAAGCTCTACCTCAGTCATTGATTTCCTGAGTTCTTCTAAAGTCTTACCAAGTTCTGTTGCTAGGAATAACTCAAATCTGAGCCAGCTATCCCCTTTTATTCTTTTTTTGCTGTATCAATATCAAGAGTTATATCATGCAAAAATAACTCAATCTCATTTAATATTTTTTCTGGTAGTTCTCTTTGTAAATTAGGTGCATCAGCCATGCTAAAAGCTTTTGTACCATCTTCTAACTCTGCCATTTGACAAAGAAGTTGAGTTGAGACAGTAAGTGCCTCTTCAGACCCTGCAAGCTGTTGTGCTTTCACTCGGTCAAACCTAGTGATAGGTTTAAAATATAAACTTACAGTTACATTTCCTTTTGAATCTTTAATATCAAATTTGCGTCTTGAAGTCATTTCATCTTTAAATGACTCTGCAATTAAATCAACTGTTCTTTTGTTTGGCATAAATTAAGTGCGAAGTATTTTTAATTTACTATATATCTGAAGTTATTGCACCTGTTGTTTGGAATGTAATGTTGATAAGCTGTATCTCACCAAGAGTTGCTCCATATTCAGCATTTGTAATTATTCCAGAAAAACCAAATTTTTTAGCACTAGCTGAACTATCTGGAAACAACTCAAACAATGCGTCACCAGCATCACCTGTTGTAAGTATATCTTCAACAAATGCAAGGTAATCTGAGTTTCCAGCGTTGTCATAAATCAATTCTGCTGAACCTTCACCAGCAATCAGACCACCAACAAAAGTTTTTGCTGTGTTGCCCATGACTGTGGTTTCTTGAGTGTCTTTAGTTATAGATAAAGACCAGTTTCTAAGACCTGATATATCAGCTTCTGTTCCAGCAGCATTATGGAACATTATTTTACCGACATCACCTTTTACAGCAGCCATAACAAAAAAAAGAAATATTTATAAATATATTAACTCTTTTCAGACTTTTTTACATCTTTTTTAGGATTTTGTTGATTCTCCATATATCTTTTGCAATTGGGATCCCAGTAGTTTGCATCTCTTACACCTTTGACAGCTTCGATAGCGTCAAGCATTTCTTCAGTAATAACAAGTTTGGGCATGATTAAAGATCCTCGTAAATGTTAAAAGTAATTCTGATTTGTGTTTGAAACTTGCCTTCTGGACTTGATGCAAGTATTTCAGGCCCTACTGGTGAATCAAAAATCACATTACTTACAGTCACTCTATTGTATAAGTCTCTAAGCCTTTTGCAAATTGTGAAGTTAGACCCTGCCCCTAAACCTTCCTCAGTAAATATATTTAATAAAACTAAACCGACAACATTATTATCTGAGTCAGTAGTACCTCCCATTGTTAAATATTCACCAGCACCAAAGCTTGTTATGCACTGAACAAAAGTATCTTCAGCAGTTGAGTCAAAAGTCATGTTGTTAAAAACAACAGGGATTGCTGGACTTGAAGCAAGCTCTGTGGCTAACCTAGCCTCTATTGTGGATCTTACAGTGTTTAAATCAGTTACAGCCATTTAGAACCTCCTAAACTGTCTGTTGATATAAATTTCAAGTTCTTTTCCTATTAAAGCTGGAAAACCAGCAACAGTTTTTTGTTTTGTTCTATATTTACCACCCCATGAAGGTGGCAAGTTAGTTCCAAAACATACAGGCTCTGCATAAACAACATTATTAGTTACTGTACCTTCAAGTGGTTTTATATCAGTCTGCCAAGCCGCTCTGAGTCTACCTGTATCAACAGGTGTTGCTTTTTTTACTCTTCTTGTCCACTCAAGAGTAGTCCCAGCAACAGCATCAACTATCAATTCTTCATAAAAATCTTTTACTTGTGTAAGTTTTATGCGTCTTGCCATCTTTACCTCAAGATTAGATCAAAACTTATAGGAATATTATTTTGCTCATTTGTTATTACTTGAACAATTTTAAATTCAACGCTACTTATAACAACTCTATCTTTTGTAGTTGGGACAAATGTAAGATCACCAGCAGATATAGTAAGCAACTTGTCCTGTGACTCAATTAAATCATTTACTTGATTTCTTGAAACATTACTTAATGAACCTTTGATAGTTGTATCAGATGTA